AGCGAGTACAAAATCAAACCCATTGAACGGTTCATCCGCAGAGAACTTCTAGGGCTTAAAAAAGGTGAGCGCATAAAAACCAAGCTGACTCAGCTTTTTGGAATAAGCCTCGACGAAGCCGGACGAGCCACACGCATTAAATCTAATAGTCCGCACTGGTCAGATTGTGAGTTCCTTTTGTGCGAAAAGATGATGACCAGAGCCGACTGCGTGAAATGGCTTGAGACTTTTGGAATACCTCACACGGTTCCAAGATCGGCTTGCGTGTTCTGCCCTTACAAGTCGAACCATGAGTGGTTGCTGCTGCGTGAAACAGACCCAGAAGGATGGGCGAGAGCTATCGAGATAGACGACGCGCTTCGAGTCGAAGGCACCGTGATGAGCAGAGGTTGCAACGACAAACTCTATCTTCACAAGTCTTGCCACCCTCTCAAGGAGGTTCACCTAACCGACAACGAGCGCGGCCAGTCAGAATTCAACCTTGAGTGCGAAGGTGGATGCGCTCTCTGACATCTACTATCCGAGAAAACGAGCGTTTACACTTTTCAAAATGAGCGTCGAACAAATTTATCAGTCTACAAATATGAACAAATCAAACCAAACAATCGTTGCGGTCGATCCGGGTGTGGGCGGCGGATTCGCGGTCAGCACGTCGGAAGGAATACTGCTCTTCCCAATGCCCGAGTCGCTGCCCGACATGGCGCACTTACTGGCAGGATTCAAATTAGCAGACAGTCACCTATGGATCGAGAAGGTGCCAAAGTTCGTCAGCAAACTCACGTCGTCGGCCAGCATGGCGACGCTCCATGAGAACTACGGGATTGTGCAGGGGCTGGGCTACGCTCAAGGCTATGCACTTCACCGTGTTGAACCGAAAATCTGGCAAGAACCACTTGGACTCGGAGGACGTAAATCATGCGAAACCGGACCAGAATGGAAGCGAAAGCTAAAAAGCAAAGCTCAGGAACTGTATCCGAATCTCGATGTGACGCTTCGAAACTGCGACGCTCTCTTAATTTTACATTACGCCTTGGGTGGCGGGAGATAAATTATGACCACTGAACTAATCAGGACAAAAGCTTGCTCGAAATGCAGGCAAGAAAAGCCGCTTGATGAATTTAGAAAACAATCGGCCAGCAAGGACGGTTTTCAGGCTTGGTGCAAGGTTTGCCACGGTGCCTACAACGCCGCCTACAACCATCCATACTACGTTGCAAATTTAGATTCTTGGAAAACGTACGACAGGAAAAGACTTGAGAAAATCAAGTCTAACCCAATTGAACTCAAGCTGCACCGAGAACGAGCGGTTGTTCGCGTCAGGAATTTGAGGAAACGAAGCCCTCACCTTAATAAATCCCACAACGCAGTAAAATCTGCGATAGCATCAGGAAAACTAACCAGACCGAATGAATGCTCAAAGTGTGGATGCTCCTGCAAACCGGAAGCTCACCATGACCGTTACGAGCAAAGTGAACTATTGAACGTACGATGGCTTTGCAAGAAGTGTCACGAAAATCATCACCACAAGAATCCCGACGCCGTATGATCCACAAAGCCAATCGTCCGCCCTCGCCCGAGGAGCTGAAACATCTGCTCATCATGGCCTTCTGCATGGGCATGGTTATCACTGCGGCCTACTTCGTTCTCTTCGTCGTCAAATGAGCGAGAATATCAAACCCATGTCCGAAGAAACGGACGTGGAGACATTGCGAGCCGCCATCGCGGAATACAAATGGTTGGCTGGCGTACTTTTCAAATCTCTCGGGTGCGGATGCAACGGAACTCAAGACCTTTGCTGGAACTGCACCCAAGCCGAGCGACACTACAAACACACAATCGAGACATACAAATGATCAGCGCAAACAAAATGCCCATTATGCGGATAGCAGAAGCAGATGAATCACCCGAAAAGATTCACTTCGCTTACATCGACCAGAAGTACAAGGAGTGGTTGATCCGACGCGGATTCTCTAACGAACTTGGTCAAGAACTCGGGATGAGAAGAGCAGGCGGATGGCGCGGAAAGACGGCTAAAAAAGGCTAATTCTGATGAAAAGTGAAATCACAAGAGAACAATTGTTGAAGGAAGCGCCAGCACTCATCGACCATGCGATTCTTCGAGGTTGGATGACTAAGCCCAAGCCAAAGGCGCAAATTGTTGACGGCGTTTGGCATGCGGCTGGTACAGGACATCTCGATAACGCCTCAGAAGATGAAATTCAAAAACTTAGAGAACAGTTCACTACAGGTTGAACTCATTTCCGACGACGTAGAGATACGAATCGGAGAAATGAAATGGGTGGGGGTGGCCTACACCCGCGACGGTAAATCAAAGGTGTACGTTCGAACGAAGGCTGAATTCAAAGCCAAGTTCACCCCGGTCATTGAACAAGCACCCTAAACTCTACATCGCAGCACAAGAGCAGCTCTTTGCGAAGTTTCAGTCTCGCTCCATACCAATCCAACACTGGAGCAAGTACCTGATGACTCCCAAAGAGCTGTCTCTCCTTTTCGCAAAGTTCGAAGAATCAAAGTCAGTTCTCCAGCAAATCGCCTCGAATGATCTGGGCGAAAGCGGGGACATAGCGCGTAAACAACTTGGAATCCAATGAATCAATCAAAGATCGACCGTGCCAGAGCATGGCTCAGAAACACGCCGGGAGCCGTCACAGGTCAAAATGGGCATGGAAGCACCTTCGCCGTCGCAACCGCGCTCATACACGGTTTTGAGCTTACTACGGGGGATGCTGATACGCTCCTCAATGAGTACAACGCGAAATGCCTCCCGCCGTGGAAACCACATGAACTGGCCCACAAGCTCGATCAAGCGTCCAAGGTTTCTCACGACAAGCCGCGTGGCTGGCTCTTATCCGCTCAGTCAGGCATTGGACAGGGCGGTAATCCCATCTCGCCCACCGGCAAGTTCGTCGTTCGCACGATCCAAACGATGCCAGAACCTCCGTCTCCGTTTACGACAATCGACTTCCTGAAAGCCTGCTTCGAGTCGGACGAAGTTGTCTGCATCTGCAACGACATCATTTTCGACGAAGAGGGTCGAGGTAGGCCAGCCTCCAAGGGTACGTTCCTCAAGCGCGACGAATGGATTAAGAACCACTTCACGCCGCCCATCAGCGCCATGTGGAATGGCAGCGATAGCAAAGGCGCATACGTCCGCATCAATCCATGCTTCGACGAGAGCGGATCAGATTCCGGCGTGGCGAACTTCCGCCATGTCCTAGTCGAGATGGACGAGAAGACGAAGGATGAGCAATGGACAGCGTTGAAGGAGTCGAAGCTCCCGCTATCGGTCGTCATAGATTCCGGCGGCAAGAGTCTGCACGGCTGGGTGCGCGTTGAAGCGGCCAATAGAGAGGAATGGAACGAGCGCCGCGATGTCGTCTATCGCTACCTCGAAAGCATCGGCATCGATCCGAAGAACAAGAACGCGAGCAGGTTCAGTCGGTTAGCCGGTGTAATGCGCGATGGCAAGGAGCAGAAGCTCTTAGCTGTCAACGTGGGCGCAGTGAACTGGGAAGCGTTCAAGGACGACATGGACGCGCAGGACATGCCGATGGAGTTCTCGATAGATGCCATCATCGAGTACGATCCGCAGAATGATCCTGACAATCTGATCGGCGATAGGTGGGTTCGGCGCGGATCTTCACTTCTCTTTGTCGGCCAAAGTGGTTGCGGCAAAAGCTCGATGGCCGCGTATCAGGGTCTGAAGTGGGCGTCCGGCGAAGCTTGGTTTGGTGTAAAGCCTGTCCGTGCGCTAAAAGTAGCTTACATTCAGGCGGAAAACGACATTGCCGATCAGCATGATGCGCTCAAGGGCGCTGCTCAGATGACTTTCGGCAAGGAGAACTGGGAGCGAGGTCTTCGGAGCGCGAACATGTTATTCTTCCGCGAGACGGTTCGGACTGGGTCAGACTTCGCGACGATGCTCCGACGCCTCGTTCGCAAGACTAAGGTCGATGTGGTTTATATCGATCCGCTGCTCTCCTACATGGGCGGCAATCCTTCAGATATCGAGGTCTGCGCGAACTTTACGCGACACTTGCTCCAGCCGATTATGATGGAGACGGGCGTCGTCCTGATTCTTGTTCATCACTTCCCAAAGCCCAAAGGTCGAGACGACAAACCGGAGAGCGTGGCAGAGATGGCCTACTCAGGATTCGGATCGTCGGATCTAACGAACTGGGCCAGAGAGGTGATTGTGATGAAGGAAGTTGGTTTCAATCAACCTCGACAATTTATGCTTGGAATGGCGAAGCGAGCGGACCGTTCCGGCATGACGGACAAGGACGGAAAAGTAACCGGATCGATTATGATCCAGCGTGGTACAGGTGGCGACATCTCGTGGAACTACGCAGACCCACAGAAGTTCGTCGTCGATAAGGAGTCGACCAAGAAGCCGTACGTCAAGGGACGCTATCCTAAGCGTTAGCCTTTTCGCGCAACGCTCGACGACGACCTTTCGCGGCAAGAGACAGAAAACCTTTTTTGCCGTATTTTTTCATGCCAATGGATGCCGCAAGAGCCTTCGGATCTTTGACACCCTTGCTCTCAAGACTGCTAACGAGTTTCTCGTAACGACCGCCACCGCCAAGTTTCATCTTGTCCATAAAATTATGATTTGCCGAGTTCTGGAACGTATTTCTTTTTGCAAATCAACCGATTTTTCGGCTGATCGCGAAGAGGAATCCATCGGCAGTTATCCTTGAAATATCCTAGGTTATTGTCAATTCGATCAAGGCTGTAGCCATCAGGTCTGTCTCCCATGTCCTCGTAAAAACCTTCAAAAGAAAGCCACTTTTCACAAATTGTGACTCCTTTCAGTCTGTAGTATTTAGAATAAACGTGAGCAGGATTTAGGCATCTATCCTTCATTTTGATCCACGACCTGTACGATCCAGATCCGTACTTTCCGTGTCTTGTCGATAACTTGAAAAGCCTTTCCGACGCAACGCAGTGATTGCACCTCCAAGGTCTTGATTCTTTATCGAGTCTTCTAACGACATCAACTCGGACCAGTTTTTGCG